GGGGTGGTGCTCTTTACCACTTTGAAGTTGATGTTAGCCATTATGCGTGTGTCTTCTCGTTTTCAAAATACTCGGTTACTACGTTCCAGTACTTGCCTTTTTTGCGGGCAACAACCGCCACGGGCACTGGCCAGCTCTTGCTTTGCCAACTCAGCACGTCGGCAGCTGAAGGCAACCGGGCCGGTACGCGCCAGCGGCGCATTACCTCAGCGGCAACTTTACCCGCTTTGCTGCCCGCTGGGCTTTCCGGATGAGTAAAGGCACTGGCCGTAATGCGCGCACCCTCGGGCGTTGTGCAGGTGAAGGTGCGCATTAGCATCTGCTCACCAGGGATCTTTGAGTAGTGATCCTTCAACGCGACCACACTTGAGGCGTGCACCGCAAGGAGGAGCTCCGCGCCGTCCTTAGCCTGCTCGCCCGTCATGGGGTCAATGGGGGCCAATGAGCTAACCCCGGGTAGGAAGCGCCTCTCTTTTTTGGGCTTTTCGGGCTCCGGCGCGCGAGCACTTACCTCCTGCCCCGGGTCGCGCTGCCGTACGTAGGTCTCAAGCATGTCAACCCCGCCCAGTCGCTGTAGGTTGCCCACGTAGTCCAGCAGCAAGCAGTTGCGCTTGCCTTCGGCCAGTCGTGTACCCCGGCCCTGAATCTGTACCCACAGCGCGGAGGACTGCGTGGGGCGTAGGCAGACAATACAATCCAACGCGGGGAAGTCAAACCCCGTGGTCAGGGTGTCCACGCTGAACAGCATTCTGAACTCACCCGCTCGCCATCTTGAGAGTAGGTCCGCGCGCTCGGCCGCCTTTGTAGCGCCGGTAATCAATTTGCTGTCCCATCCCGTAATGCGCCCCAACTCAGCCTGCGCACGGAGCGCGGCCTTAACCGTCGGGCAGTAGACCGCTAAGTAACGGCGTTTGCCCGCGAGCTCCTTTAGGGACTCGGCCACCTCGGCGAGCCACTTATTGGTCTGCCGCTCGTCAAGTTGCGCAGTATTAAAATCCGCCCCCGTGGTCTTTACCCCTTTGACGTCCAGCTGAACAGTGGTCTCAACGCCGACCAGCGGGCTCAGGTAACCGTCCGTCACGGCCTGCGGCACTGTGTAGCGGTAGCAGAGGTCGTTAAACCAGAACTGCTCGCCCTTGCCGTAGATTAGGCCACCGTCCATGCGCCACGGCGTGGCCGTCATGGCCAACCGGCGCGCGGTGGGGTAGCGCTCAAACAACCGGCCGTACATGCCCTGCTCGCCCGTTTTGTGGCTAACGCGGTGGGCCTCGTCAACAATAATAAGGTCCGGGCAGGGCATGTCGCCCCGCAGCGCGGGCGTTATTACGCTTTGCAGCGTGCCGAAGACTACTTGCTCGTCATACTCCGCCCGGTTCAGGCCGGAACAAACTACACCGGGTAAAAGACCTCTATGGTTTAAGAAGGTTTCCGCGTTCTGCGCCACGAGCTGCTGTGCGTGGGTGAGCACCCAGGTACGGCGACCGGCGTAGAGTTCCCGAGCGCATATTTCGGCGATGATTAAGGACTTGCCGGTCCCCGTTGCTAGCTGCGCGGCGGGGTGTGCTCCCCGCTTAAGCGCTCCGTAGACCGACTCTACGGTCTCAAGTTGGTAGGGTCTGAGTTGCATTATTACTGATTTCTAAGTTATGTTCCCGCTGAGAAGCGCCCAACGCGAGCGCCCGGGGCAATTTTGCCTTACTTTGCGCAACTGGGGGCAAAAATAAAACCAGCGTGTTTTGGTTGGGTATTAAAAATAACGCTTGCCTTTTCAAAAAAGTGAACCTAAAATTCTTTTCATGGCTTCGAGCACTCGATGTCATACAATAGCGTAATAACTGAAATAACTGTAGGAGTACCGATAACATGTTTGCCTCAATCTTCAACGCACACAAGAGTCAAAAGGCCTCCGGCCTGAACTTTGAACTCGTCGTACACGCAACTCCCGCACTCACAGCGGACTCGGTAGCGGTAAGGCATTACTTCCCCACCCGCGCGGCGGCTCGGCAGTTTGCCCGGACGCTGAACCTGAAGCCTTGGAACTATTGAACCCCGGAGGACTCATTATGTCTCGCGTAATGCACTTGAACAAAGGGGGCTCAGGTTGGGCCGCTAAAACCGCGTGTGGCCGCAACATGCTGCGCACCCCGATGTCTGAAAACTGGGAGTCCTTCAAAGCTCGCAACCCCGCAGACCGCTGCGCGCTTTGCGCAGCTAGTAAGCAGTTTGAAGTCAACACCAAGGCTGACGCGCGCCGCGCCGCAGCTAATCCCTGAGGAGCCTGAGCACCATGGAGAAACCCCAAATAAACGTCGGCATGGCTACAATGCGCGAGCTGTGGAATTTTCATGACCGCTATGCCCTGCCCGCCGACCGGGACAGGAAGTTCCGCACCCGTGAGCAGCTTGAGCAGGCTGTGCGCGGCTGCCTGGCCCGGGTGTGGGCTGACAAAACCAACCTAACCGAAAGAGAACAAACTATGAGCGAAATTGCTAAGGCGCTGGCCCCCGCGCGGCCGCGTCCCCTTCACCCCGTGCGCATGAGCACCAGCCTGAGCATGAAGCTCGACCGGCGCATCGTGTGCCTAGACACCAAGGAAGAGTTCCGCAACGCGCACGTCTTGTGGAAGGCGCATCCGGAGTGGATGTCCTCCGGGCAGCAGGACCGCCTGACTAAGACTCTTTACGAGGCCGCCAAGCGAGGCGAGCGCGCGATTGTTGAAGTCAACGGCCGCGACTTTATGCTCATCAATGTGGAAGTGAAGGTGGCGGTATGAAACACACACCAGGGCCTTGGGTGGTAAACAAGCAGCACAAGACAATAAGCTACAAGGGCTGCTTTGACGTCGCCACTGCGGACAATGAATACCTAATCGCACAAACGATCGGCGGATTGGGAGAGCAAGAAGAAGCCAATGCCCGGCTGATTGCCGCCGCTCCTGATCTGCTGGAGGCTTTGAAGCAGTTGGCATCCGTCGCCATCGGAACAGAACACGGCAAACAATTTGAATATCAAATCGACCTGGCAATAGCCGCCATCGCCAAAGCAACAGGAGAAACACAATGAAAAAACACGTCTACTCCGAACTCATAAAAGCCTGGGCTGATGGGGCTCAGATTCAATATAGAGTTAATGTGAATGATGCTTGGGAAGATCTTGTGTGCACACCTTCGTGGGGTAGTATTGGTTTCTACCGCGTGAAGCCTGAGTCAAAACCCGACTCCGTAGTCTACGTAACCGCTGTCCGTTTTGATGACGGAGACTTCGATTTTGACGGCACGTACAAGCGGCATTCTTCCGACAACTTGAAGCTCACTTTCGACGGTGAGACCGGCGCGCTTAAGGCGGCGGAGGTGTTGGTATGAAAGAACGAATTAAAGAACTTGCCGAGCAGGTGGGGGCCGTATTTGACGTGCCAGCACTCGGGCGCTCAGACGGTGTTTTGTTTACTGAATCTGAACTTGAACGATTTGTTGAGTTAATCGTAAAAGAGTGCATCGCCACGCTAGACTGGCATGATTGCCATGAGGCTATGCTCTACCTTGAATGGATGGCTAAAAACAAACTAGGAGTCGACGTATGAAGCCCACCACAAACCTGCGCTTTATTGTGCGCAAAGTCGCCTCGCCTATGGTAGACGCGAAGTACGCCAAAATTCAAGAGGTTCGGTTCCTGCAGCAATGGTGGTCTTGGGACCCTGAAAACGAAGTAGACTTCCTGCTTGAGCAGAACGGCGAGTGGCGCGATGTACCTATGCTGAAAGAGGAGCCCGTATGAGCGACCGCGTAACGCTGATAATTTTGAGCCTGACGTCAATAATTGATACCGTAATTAACCTTGTGGAGCACTTTAAATGAGAGGCGTGAACTTTGACTATGCAAACACTTGCCCTTCTATTGACCGAGAAATAGGTAAGGCTAAAGGGGAAATTGTCAATTTTATTGATGACCTGCTAAGCGACGCCTGCCCGTTGCTTCCCCGAGAAGAGCGAAAACGGCTGGCCGATAATTTTACAGAGTCTCTTTACTCAAACCTTGAAGACATCTTTGAGAACACCCGGGAGACCAACGAAGATATGCGCGCCGCCGCTGATGACCAAATTGGCGACCTGAAAGATGAAATTGCAGATTTGAAGAGCGAAATAGCAAACCTAGAAGCCGAACTGAGCAAAGCACAGGAGATGATTGAATGAAGCACCAAACCAACCCCGCCCCTTACGCCCGCGAGCTGTACCGAGGGCTTGAACTCACCCGTGAGAGCTCCCGCCCGGGCGCTATGGATGCCTACCGGCTGCCCTCCCGGCGCTTTAACGCGCTGGTCTACCCTGACGGCCGCCGCGTGACGCTGCACGAAACTAACCCGGAGTTCGTTTATGCGACCGACCCCTTGGCACTTTAACGTGGTGCTGTACGCCACCTACGCCGCAGCGGCGGCCATAATCTTGTTAGATCTTTTTGTCTGGAGACCTTTGTGAGCCAATCTATTTTCAAAACCTTGAGCATGCAGGGCGACTGGGCCGGGGAGCTAGGCACCTTGACGCCCTGGGAGCTGCGCGAGGGGCTCTGGTTCAAGCGTGAGGACTACTTTGCCCCCTTAGGCTACGGCGGCCCTAACGGTAGCAAGATGCGCCAGCTCATCTGGTACGTCAACCGGCACCGCGAGGGCAAGACCCACATCCTCACCGGGGCGAGTATTCAGAGCCCGCAGCTCAGTATGTCGGCAATCGTCGGGCAGCACTACGGACTGCCGAGCCGGCAAGTTGTGTACAGTAAGCCACACACCGTGCTCACACACCCGAACCCTTGGATAGCGCACGGGTTCGGTGCCCAGTTTGAGTACGTAAAAGGGCCGTACAACCCGATTATTCAGCGCCGGGTTAAGGAGCTCCGCCGAGAGGACTCCCTGGTGGTTGAGTACGGCATTACGGTACCGCACGAGACCTCCCCGTTGGAGGACGTGCGCAAGTTTCACGAGGTCGGCGCGCACCAAGTGAGCAACCTGCCCGAGCAGGTGAAGCGCCTAGTAGTCCCGGCGGGCAGCTGCAACTCCCTAACGAGTGTGCTGCTCGGGCTGAGCCGGGACAGCAAAAGGCTGGAGCGACTCCTCACGGTGGGTATCGGCCCTGACAAGCGACCCTGGGTAAAGGAGCGACTGGCGCTGCTGGGCGTAGACCTTGACGCACTGCCGTTTAAGTGGTCACACTACAGCCTGCACGACACCGGGTATGCCATTTACAGCGACCACTTCCTGAACGAGCGCTACGCGGGGATTGACTTCCACCCCACCTACGAGGGCAAGATGTGGCGCTGGCTGCGTGAGCGGGAGGTGCTGGAGTTCAACGGCGAGGAGGCGTTCTGGATTGTGGGTAGCGAGTCGCATCCTGCAGTGGTGGAGCCGTTCTTTAGCGAACTGCCGGGGGTCACATGCTGAGCAAAGCCGAGCTGGCCCGCATGATGCGCGAGGCCGAACTCTCCGCCCCTTATGCGGCTGTGCGCCGCTTTGCCAAGCTCGTGCTTGAGAGCCGAGCTGCCCGCCCCCAACCTCAGGAGAAACAAAATGGCCAAAATGACTAGTTGGTACATGGGCGACATTAAGCCCGAACGCGAAGGCGTTTACGAGCGCATAAGCCCTAAAAAAGACCGTTGCTATTCCTATTGGAACGCCCTATTTTCATTCTGGGGATGCTATGTCTCAACCCCTGAAAATGCGGTGACTTACAAAAATATGGTGAGTTCTGAACAAACCCTGCCTTGGCGCGGGTTTACGGAGGAGCAGAAATGAAAGCGAGTACTGTACTCAAAAAAGCCAAGCAGTACTTGGCTATGAATGAAGAAGACCGGAAAAGAAGCTATGACGGATGGGGTGAATTCAAAAGGTATTACTACATCTGCTGGGCGATTGATGAAGCCAACTGTCCCACCTATGATAAGATAAGAGTCAAAGAGTATATTAGCGGACTGTTGGGAGTAAATTCTACCCTAGAGGGATGGTTAGATAGAACCCGCCACTTCGTTGGTAATCCTCACAAGCCCGCGAACCGAATCAAACTGCAACGTACCCGGCTAGCCTGGATGGACTGGATGATAGAACAATTCGAGGCGAAGGGGGATTGACATGAAAACAGTCTGCTCTGTTGCTCTCACCGCGTATATAACAGCTTTTACGATCGGAGCTTATGTTTACGGGGGCGAGGGTTTTGCCTCTAAGCTGTTTGCCGTCATGTTCACCCCGGCTATGCTGGGCTGGCTGATTGGGTTGGGGGATGAGGAATGAAACCCGAAATTGGAGAGGTAACAATCGAGTTTGACACCCAAGGCGGGTCTTCGGTGCTCGGCCGGTTGCTGCGCTTGATCACCTTCCCGCTCTTGTGGGTTCTAACAGGAAAGGCAAAGCTATGAAACACTCAAACCACGAAAAGATCCGCCGACAGTTGCGTCAGAACAAAGACGGCATGAGCGT